GAACTTGATTACCATTGCCATCATCGATAAGCACTCGCCCAGCGTTAAATCCAGCAGTATCAAAAACATCAACTTGGATAGAATTACCTAAAGCACCAGCATATCTAGCATAAAGATCCCCTTGTAGTGTGATTCCACTTTCGAAGTGTGTTTCATTCTTAATTAAAAGACCATTCGATACTGTATCGGTTGCTTCAACGAATGTATAGTTACCTGCAGCAGTTACTTCTGTACCATCAACGGAAATTGTAGTAGAAGCCAAAACATAATCTTGACCGGCGTTATCAACGACAACCGAAGAAACAGCAAATGTAAGATCAACTGTAAGATCATTTAGAGCCACTGCAGGACTATCTTCGACGTTAATTGTAGGAAGGTCGGTGACACTGGCTGGGATAGAAGTAATAGTATCTGAAGAAGACACCGTCAACACGACAGTGTTAGGACTTGCAACCAAATCAACTGCGCCAACAAGCAATGTGGCAACACTTCCTCCACCAAGATCTACTGTGATTGTTTCTCCTTCTATAATAGCTGAACTATCAAAGTCACTACCTTCAGTGTTAATCGTTACGCTGTCAACAGTGTAACCAGCTGAAAGCGCAGCAGCGGTTCCATCACCATTCACTGTAAGTGAAACATCAGATGTTAGTCCAACCGCAAGAGGATTGGCTAAAGATACACTAGCGATGCCACCAGTGTTAGCAACAACTGAACCACTCACCGCATTAAGAAGCTGTGAACTAGTTGTACGTACCGCTTTTAACGAATTTCCGTACTTTAAGAATGAAGACGCCGTAAAAAAAGATTCAGCGTAAAAAGCATTTGGCGTACCAAACACTGAAGCAAGTTCTTTTTCAGAACTTACGAGTTGTGTCTCTTCAACTGGTCCCCAGCGAAAAGGTCCTGCAAATCCACCAATAGAGGTAGATACCGCAGGAATTACATTTGTCAAGTCGATTTCATTTACATCGACTCCGGGTGATACTAAGAATCCCATGTTTGTTTTCCTTTCAATATAGTTTTAATTAATAAGTAAGCATAATAAGAGTGTTTTCAATAGTTCTATTTATAAATAGACAACTTTACAGACTAGCCCACTCTTTCATGTCATTTACCATTTTATCATACGTTGTACCGAATGACCGGCCATCATCTATTTCTCCAAACAAAGGCACATCTTCTTCGATCTGTTTCATCTTCTCGGCAAACAACATTTCCTTTAAATCCACCGTTGATATATCACCAAAGGCTTCTGAAGAAACAAACCACGCAAACATCACTAGATTCATAACGAGATCATCGTGATTTCCCTGTGTCGCTTCGTAAGAAGATCCTTTTATTTCAAACGTAGATAACTCGGATATAGTATCTGCATCGGGTATTTGTATCTTCCCTAATTCCACTAGATCTTTTAGATTAGAACACCCAATGCGTTTAACACGCTTTGTCATCGTAACACCAACACCACCTCGTTTTACAGTAGATTCTACAAAGGTATTTTCGTATTCATATTCGTAATACACATCATTACACACCACTTGCCCAACATCATTATTTTCAATAATCACTAAAGCCTCGTTATATAACTTTGCGACTTTAACGATAATATCAGGAAAAATCATCGGAGATATCATATTATCGCGGAATGTGGCGACTTGCTCAAATAGGCCTGTCGTGATATCGACTACAGTAAAGGTAGAATAATCTTGTCCTCGCCCTTTTGAAACGTCTACTGTCATAATGTAGGTGTGATCTTCTTTAGGCTTTTGATAATAGTTAACGTTTCTTTCTATTTTCAAAGGGTGATCAGGTTTAAGCGCCAACAAGGTGTTTGATGCGATAAGTGTATTCGCAGTTCCAAGAAAGTTATTACCATACTCCTGTTCAAATTGCAGCTCTGATGTATTTGCAATTGTTTCTGCTTTCCACTTTTCATCTCTTCCTGGCACATCAAACCAATCAATACGCGAATGCTTGAATTCGTTAATTCCTTTCTGCGCACTTTCATATATTTTGAAGAACATATTACCAACGCCATTTGCGGTAGAAGTGATGATGACCTTTGTTTCATCACCTGCTGAAATTACTGGATACGTAGACGTATAAAACTCTGCATCTCTTTCAACAAAGGCAAACTCGTCAAGGAAGAGTAAGTCAATCGAGAGACCACGAATAGAACTACCTGAAGTAGCAGACGCTACGATCTTCGCGTTATTAGCAAATGTAATATTACCTTTATTCAATTCTTTACAGCCTGGTTGTAAAAAGAAAGGTAAGTTTTCAAGCGCTAAAGTAATTCTACCTAGCATTTCACGAGCAGTAGCACCCTTATTCGCAAGGATAGCGATAGTTTTTTCAGGATTGAAGATTGCGTACCATAAAATATAAACGACAGACGTAATAGATTTACCAGATTGGCGACAAGCTAATACGATGTTGAATCGGTTTTCGTTAAATGTTTTAAAAAGCTTCTTTTGATAAGCGTAAGGCTTAAAATCAACAAGGCCTTTACTTGGTGCGATAACTTTGATGTATTTAGTCGCAAAGTATTCTGGGCTACTCATACATTTCATGTATTCAGCAACTTCTTCCTTCGTGAAATTTTGATTGACATTGTCACCTTTCACGAGCGCATTGCCCATATAAAAATCGCTAGCCATAATAAATTAGTCTATATCGATTGTATTGTCGTTATTATTTTTTAAAAATTTCTGAAGCTCTGCAGTAGAGCCAACAAACACAGCATTATTTGTTGTGTCACCTTTCTTTTCTTTTTCTTGTGTTATGTCTTTTCTAACCTTTTGCAACTTGACAAGATCTTGAGACATTTGACTCGCGTCTTTAATCATATTCGACAAAACCTCGAACGCTCGAGGATGTTCTGACTCAGACGCTAAAGCCATCATTTGATTGATCGCTTCAGAGGACTGATCAATCAGTTCTTTCATCTTATCTCGAGAATATTCTATATCCGTCTCGGTATCATTTATAATTTCACCTTTATCGACTTCTGTCTTAGGCTTTTCTATGATATCAAGATTTTTTTCGAGTGCATTAAGTATTTCATTTTTAGCCATGATCAAATCCAAAGGTTGTTGTAATAGTATCTGTGTCGTCTAAAGGTGCCTCGTCGTCACTATCTACTGCAACACGCACGTTTTCTTCTCCAGTTGGGTTATTTGTCTTAAGCGTTGCACGATTTTCAGTATTACTATAGAAAAAGGTATCAACCACACGAATAACTTTACCTTCACTTACGCCTCCCACAAATCGTACTTTCATGGTAAAGTCGAGGGTGTATATAAGTGTGCGACGAGTTTGAAAGTCTCCTTCGTAATCATCCTGTATTGATGTGCTATTTAATATAACGGGCACATCTGTAACAGTTCCAGGGCCCTCCATATCTTTGATAGCTACAGTGTATTCAGGAGCGAATGTAGGAAGAATCTGCTCAAATATTTGTAGCACATCGTCTTGATTTTTTGCGTAAATGTTTAGCTGCATTCCAATGTTATACGGAACACTTTGATTTACTATATTCGTTTTTGTTGTTTCTCCGCTGACAGGTAAACATCTTTTATTGAATTTATTTAGTTTTGAATCTGCATCGAAACTAATATCGGTAATCTCAAAACTCATACGAGGGAGTTTAATCGCAATTGATTTATCTACAGCAGCAACGGTGTCAGCCTCTATTCTCGCAAGAAACTTTTTACGAGGACCATACGCTATAGGCACACGCGTTTCTCCGGTGCCCTGTCTTACAATTTTGATATTGTTAAACAGAGTTCCAAAGACAGCAACTGTCTTTTTCAAAGTTTGATTGTAAAAATGTTTTCCGTTAAACATATTAGCTTATTACGTCTGGTTCTCCGAATGGATTAGTTTCTGTAAAGTCTATAAAGTTATTTCCTATTGTTTCAAAATCTTCGTTATCTGCATAAGGATCATTACTATCAATAGAGTTAAAAGCATCTATTGAAGCAATTTCGTAGGAAGCAGCGCTTGTAGTACCTATAATATTTCCTGTTGTGCCTGCGCTTGTCGGTGCAAAGAGAGTATTACTTCCATCGCTCGCAACTTGACTTGATATTTCAATCTTACCCGCGCTTACTGTTGATACTTCGCCTGTAACAACAATTCCACTCGTAGCATTCGTTTGTGTAACATCTTCACCCACTTGGTATGTTCCACTACCGGCGCCAAGTGTAAGTTCTGTGCGAGTAGCGTATGCAGTTTCAAATCCATCAACCTCGGCAATGCCAGTGTCAAGTGCTTCATTACCATATTCAAATAACTCGCAAGTTAACTTAAACGTAGGAAGATTTGCTATTTGATAGAAAGGCGTTTCGTCTTCAACAAAAGTAATTTGGAATAACCCTTTTACAAGAGGGAAGTAAATTAAATCACCTTCTTGTGGTCGTGATTCAGGTGTTGGTTGGAATCTACCTACAAGCTCTTCCCAACGTCGCGTTGCAAGAACCAGCGTCATTGAATCACGTACTTCTACACCAAACTTAGAAAGTAAATCTCCATCACCTTCAAATCCATCAGTATTTTCAACATACATTTCAATTTGAAATGCTTCACCAAATTTACTTAACGCATCTTCATTAAAGATCGCGTCGGTATTGACTATTGTACGAGGAATGTAATATACATCGTGACCATAGATCTTAAGAGCCTCTATCGTGATATCTTCGTAGAGTCTTTTTTCCGGTGTTGTTCCTTGAGAAAAATATACATTTCGTGGCATAATAAATTAACCAATAAAATCTAATGGTGGCATTTCGTGTTTCAACTGCATTGTTTCTTCAAGCTGCTGAATTTCTTCTTTGGCATCATCAAATATTTGACGGCCATTTAACGTTACGCCACCGGGTAAAGTCATTCCTTCAAATTTAATTAAGTTTAATCCCCATTGACGCTTAAATAACGCTGTTACGTACTTCTTTAAGAATGCATCATTATATACATCAGTATAAGTTTCTGGATCAAGCGCTTCGTAACCATCTAATACCACATACTGATCAAGCATATTTTTTAAAGTGTCAGAATGAAAGTTGACACGATTCTTATGGCGTGACCACTCAATCATTTCATACATACCATTGATATTACGATCAATTAAAGACATGTACTGTTTAGTCAATTCATAGTTTACGATACCGCCATGAGCTCCATTTAAGTCAAAAATGTCGTTTAGATGTATTTGATAATCTACTGAAAATATTCCACTT